CCGCCAGTTCGGGTATGCCGCGATGCAGCCCCGGCCTGTCCTGCCGGTAGACGTGGAGCATGCATTCCGCCGGGACATGCAGCGCCTCGTCGCCGGGCAGATACCGCGCGTCGCCCGGATGGTATTTCAGCACCCGATAGGACACCGGGTTGCCCCATGCGTCGTAGTCCACGCCGTCGACGCTAGACTCGTCCTCGAACCACCGAAGCTCGCCGCTGATTCGGTCGGCCTCGACCGGGGTCAGATCCATCTTGACGCAATGTCGGACTCGCGGGTTGGTGTTCATCACCGCGAAAGCCTCCCCGTCCTGGCACCGGGCGATCCGCATCGTGCGAAGCTTCCGCGCCAGCCTCACCGCATCCGCCCACCGGGCGAACTGCGACTCGACCTCATCGTTGAAGTCCTCGTCCGCCGTCAGCATCTGCAGCCTCGGCCCCGTGCCGATGGTGTCGTTCGCCAGCATCTGCACCAGCCCTTTCGCGTAGGAGTTGTTGGCGACTTCGTAGCGCGACCTCATCCGCAGAATCCGCCGGACTTCCGGGTTCGCCTCACCATCGGCGGAGAAATGGTCCGCCGCCATCCAGTGCCGCGCGTTGTCGGCGGTGGTCTGCGCCGCGTCGAACCGCCCCCGGACTGACGGAGGGTGCTTCACCGGTTCCGCTTTGCTTTGGAACATTGATTTTATGGCTTTGAACATCTCACGCCCCCGAATGGCTCAGTTTGGTGATCTTCAGGCCGCTTGCGCGGGATTTCAGCGCCTTTTTCGACGCGAGATATTCATCTGCCTTGATCTGCTCGGTCAGCGAGTGCTGTTCGACCCGCTGCCCGTCGACTTCCGCCGACTTGGGGCCGGAAGCGTTTTTTATGATCGTCTCCGTCAGGGAGGTCTTCGCTGTGGTTTCATCGCTCATTGGTTTCTTCCCTCATTTTGAATTTCATCCTCGGCCGTCTGGATTCGTCGCCCGATCCACGCCATCACGTTTATACACATGCTGTTGCCGCAGGCTTTGTATCTTGGGGCGTCGGGACATTCCTCCTCCGGCAGCCCCTTCCACGGAATCCGCGTGTGATGATCGGGAAATCCCATCAGGCGTTCGCACTCGACCGGAAGCAGCCGCCGGACGGAGGCGTTCTGCGCCACCCCGTGGACTCCGGTGCAGTTGAGAGTGTAGGAGAGTTCCTCCTGTGCTCCGGTTCCGTTGCCGCCGTTTTCGACTTTGCGTCCGATGATGTTTTCGGCAATCGCCACTGCCGGAGTCACTTGGCTCCGCATGGTCGGGAACACCCCGTCCGAGTAGCATTGCTGGATGCCGCCCGCATCGTTCTTGATGAAACCGAGCACGTCCTCCAGCACCAGCGGGAGGTTGTTGCCGCCCGTCCCGGCTTTCGCCGAAAGCACCGGCGCGACCTTGATCTCCGACACCCGGCTGTCCTGCCCATGATTCTCGAAACAGACCGCCTTGCCGCCTTTATAGTCGGTGGAGATGAGCGTCGGGGAGACGTCGCCGCCACCGGCTTCGATCTGCCGCATGTCGAGGCATATCAGCGATTCCGAACCGCCGCCGTTGGTTCCGCCGGAAGCTCGCAGGGCGGCGGCGTTCCCGGATTCGCTGAAGACGCCATGCCCGTTCTCCACCACGCATTGCAGCCGCGCCTTGTCCGGCATCAGCTGGTTGTGGCTGGTGCAGGTCAGGGTGTCGGCGAGGTCGGAGCCGTTCCACCACTTTGCCGGATCAGCGCCAGCTTCAGCACCGGCGGCAGTGTCCGCCCTCTTCGTTCGGCGCGGCGGAGTATCCCCTCCGAGCATTTCGCCGTCAAATAATACTTGGGCGGGACGCTCCCAGCTTCCAAGATGTCCGACAACGAAGAGACGTCGCCGTCGCTGCGGGATCGCCCTCGGAAATTCGGGAACTCGGGTATATTGAGCGTCAAGCACTCGCCACGCCACTCCGAAACATCCGGGCGCGGGGGTGACGATCCCGGACTTCCGCCATCCGCCGTTGGGGACGGGGACTTCCCATCCTGCGAGCAGCGATAGGAATCCGGCAAAATCGCTTCCGGATTCGCCTGAACTAAGCAGGCCCGGCACGTTTTCAAAGACAAGCCACCGGGCATTTGAGCGGTAAGCCAGCTTGACAAACTCAAGCGAGAGGTTGCCCCTGGGGTCGGAGAGTCCCTTCCGCAGCCCGGCCACAGAGTAGCTTTGGCACGGGCAGCCGCCGACGAGCAGGTCGATGTTTCCGTCATAATCCTCATTCCTTATTTTGGTGAAGTCGCCGAGATTCGGGATCGTCCCGCCCTCCGGCATTCCGGCGATCAGTTTTTGCCAGCTTTCGCGGAGCTTGCGGTCTTTGCCGTTCGCCGCCTCCGCCGGGTCGAGCGGGCGCAGAGGCCGCGTCGCCCCGAACCGGTGCGCCAGCACCGCCGCCGGGAATGGTTCGACCTCGGCGAAAAATTTCGCCTCCCAGCCGAGCCGCCCCCAGGCCAGCGAGGCGGCTTCCACCCCACTGCATACGCTTCCATAATTCATTTGACATCTCCGATGGTTTCGACAGTTTTTTGTCACATCGGGTATATCTCCAAAAAAAATAAAATCCCGTTGATTTTTTTGGTGTTTTTTCAAAAAAAAAGAAAAAAAGTTCCGCCAGACTATTTCAGCCGGGCGGAACGAGAGGAATGATACCTTTTCAGATGCCGAGAAACAGCCGCTCCTGCTCCCTCCATGATTCAGGAATGGCGTTCCGCAGCGCGGCGACAGTCAACGACTTCGGGATATCGCCCATGAGTATCCTGTGGATTATGGCCGGTGACAGCGTCGCCAAACGGATCGTTCTTGCTATCACCCCTTGGTCGATGCCCAGCTCCTTTGCCATCTCCACGGTGTTGGCGAACCGCCCCTCGTCGATGCACTTCTGCCAGCGGAAGGCACGGGCGACGTGGAGCACCAGCGGCTCGCATCCGTCCATCGGGCTGCCGGGGGCGATGATCCGCCGTCTGCCGGATATCCCGCGCAGGACATAGTCCACCGTCACTTCAAGATTCCCGTTCTCCAATATCCTACTCTGCATTGTATGCCTCCATTATCGATTGGATTCCGGCCGTGCGGACTTCCAATTTGATGTCTTTTTCGTTTATGCTCACACGCTCAAGCAGCATCTGCATGAGCCGTTGCCGCTCTCCCGGAGTGACTTCATCCCAGAATCTCTCCGAGAACATCTCGATGATGTCGCGCGGCTTCTCTCCAGTCTGTTTCGCCACTTCGAGGACGATCTCCGGGGCGGCGAGGATCGTCTTTATCTGCTCGTGGACGATCTTCTCGATCTCCCCCGCCGAGACTGATTTCACGGGGCATATCGATTCCGGACGCTTCCGATCCTTGGCGCATTGGTAATAATGGTGGATGCGCCCATGGCGCTTCGACCGGATCGGCGTCATCGAGCCATTGCAATGCCCGCATTTCAGGATGTCGCGGAGCGGGGCGGCGAACTCCAGACGACTGGTGTTGTCCCGGTCTCCGCGCATAGGTGCGTTGGCCGCCAGGAACTTGCGACTCATCTCCCATGTATCTCGGTCGATGATCGCCTCCTGTTCGCCTTGGAATATCTCACCCTTGTAGAGGATTTCCCCGATGTAGTGATGGTTGTTGAGCACGCCGTAGATCTTCTGCTTCGTCCATGGCTTCCCCTGCTTCGTCCAGCGCTCCTCCTTGTTCAGCTCGTAGGCGATGTTCTTCGGCGACTGGATTTCGAGAAAACGCCGGAAAATCATCCTCACCAGCTCCGCCTCCGCCGGTTCGACCGCCAGCTTCTTGTCTACAACCTTGTAGCCCAGCGCAACGCTGCCGCCGACCCACTTGCCTTTCTTCCGGCTGGCTGACATCTTGTCGCGAATGCGCTCTGCGATGACCTCGCGTTCGTATTGCGCGAAGGTGATGAGGATGTTCAGCATCATCCGCCCGGCACTGGTCGCCGTGTTGATCTCCTGTGTGACCGCCACGAAATCGACGTTCCATTGGTCGAACTTCCTGCTCAATTCAGCAAAATCGCAAATTGAACGCGAGAGCCGGTCGAGCTTATAGACGATGATGATGTCGATCAATCCGGCCTCCACATCGGCGAGCAGCTTCTTCAGGCCGGGCCGGTTGACGTTGCCGCCCGACCAGCCGCCATCGTCATAGCGTTCCGGCAGGCACACCCACCCGTTCGACTTCTGGCTGGCGATGTAGTTCTCCCCCGCTTCCCGCTGGGCGTCGAGCGAGTTGAACTCCTGCTCCAAGCCGTCCTCGACGCTTTTACGCGTATAAATCGCGCAACGTTTCGGTTTGATTTCCTCCATGTCACTTCACCCCGAAGAATAGTTTGCCGTTCCAGCGCGTCCCTGTGATTTCACGGGCGATGGCCGAAAGCGAGCGGTATGTCTTATCCTGGAACTCGAATGTGCCGTCGCCAAGGGCGGTTACCTCGTATTCCGCCCCTTTCCAGACGCGCCGGAACCTCGTCCCCTCGCGCCGCGTCACTTTCGTCGCCCCGGCGATCTGGAGGTTCGCCAGCGGGTCTTTCGCCGCCACCGCCTCCAGCGTCTCCATGTCCCTGTCGGAAATCCCTCCGTAATAAATCTCCTGCAGCCGGTAGGCGATCCGCTTGCGCAGATTCCGCGCGCTCGTCTTGCCGGGCTTGAACCCGTAAAGCTCCTCGAACTTCTCCGCCAGCTCCGTCATCCCTTTTCGGTTGACGGCGTCGAGCTGGCGGGCGAGTATTTCCTCGTTCCTTTCCATTTTCACTTCTCTCCTGTCTCGTTATTTATAAATGGTTTGCAATTCCCAACCGGAATCCTTCTCCGGCACGCCGTCATATAAGCGTGCCTTTCGTTTCTTATCCAGTCGGCATTGCCTTTATTCTGCGGATAACCGCTGAAATAAGCAGTATCGCCTGCAATATGTGGTCGGGAATCGTGTCTTTAGCCATTTCTGTTCCTCCGTAGTTCTGATAATATGATCTGTCCTTTCGCAGGCTTCGCCACGCCGCCGCTCCGCGCCTTATGCACGTCCGAGAGCCGTATCCCCGGGCGGTTTCGCCTTTTCGCCGCCGCCGCGGACAACTCCGGCAGCGTCGCACCGAGCATGGAGGCGCAGACGGCGCACCCCGCGAGGCAGTCGAGCCAGTGGTTGTCGGGGCGGTCGGGTTTCTGCTTCCACTCGTCAACCGACCTGCCGCGCCCTTCCGTCCTGATGCGGTACTCGGCAGTCAGATGTTCCGCGAGCTGCTGATGGACGCCGGGGATACGGCCGTAGAGCGACAGCGCCCCCTTGTCGCCGAGCGGCACCGCGAGCCGGGCGTGGACGAACGATTTCCAGTAGTTCGTGTCATAGACGACATGCCGGATCGCCCGCTTCCCGGTGACGGAAGGCATCATCCAGTTGAACCCGATGCGGTCACCGACCTGCTTGCGGTACTCGGTCATCGGTTTCGAACTCGCGCCGACATACCGTCCGTGCGACGGCAGGATCACGCCCGAAAACGCGCTCTGGCGGCAGAACTGGTAGACGATGTCCGTGCTCTGCCCCCAATTCGCGTCGACCAGCACCCGCTCGATCTTCAGCATCGCGCCGTCCTCCCGCTCCCATTCGCGACCAAGCCGGTCTTCGGTCAGCTCGTTCAAGGCGGCGTACAGTCCGCCCTCCAGCCCCGCGTTCGGAAACATCGACTGGATGGAGGGGTTCGCATCGGCAAGCGAAAACTGCCGCCGGTGCTGATCCGGCCATGCGCTGTAATCGATGACCGCGCCCGTGAAATCTTCACTCCACGCCACCACCACATAAAACAACAGCGCTTTCTGCACGTCGACGAACATCGTCAGCCGGTCGCAACCGAGCGGGACGCGCCCCTTCGCCAGCCCGCCGATCTTGGCGCAGATATCGTCCACGGAAAGCAGGGATTCGCCGCATTCATCCTCCGGCAACGGGTCGTTCTGATACTCGCTTTGAAATGCCGCCTCGTCCTGGAATTTCAGATTCATCGCATGCTGGAGCGCAGAGATTTCATCATGGTTGAACCGCGCGCCCCACGCCACCTTTGCGCCCCGTTCCATCTCCTCGCGATTGGCTGAATAGAACTCGGTCGCTGCGGCAAAATTGCCATCCGTTCGCAGCGATTCCGCGCGAATTTCGGCATACTTCTCCCATAGTTTCATGTTGGTCGGGAACTTGTAGATCATCTTCGTCTTTTCGCCGTTCCAGTCGGGGTGGCTCTGCCGGTCAAGTATGATGTCGGCCATGTCGCCGGGGCGAATGATCGTACACGGCATGATACCGGAAATCTTCTGCCCCGGCCCGGCGAGACCGAGGATGTCTCCGGCAAGGACGCGCACCCGCTTCCGGGTCTGCTCCAAGCTTCCCGCCGATTCCGAGGTCTGCGGGTCGTCGATGATGACCAGCGAGGGGCGGACGCTCCGCCCGTCCGAACGCTTGTATTTCATTCCGCGCACTCGACCGGTGATCCCGGCGACGCGCACGACCACCCCGGATGCCTTGCTCCCCGCCACGGTCGGCAGCACGATCTCGTTGCTCGTCCAAGTGATGCGGGTGCGCTCACCCTTGAACAATTGCCCCGCGCACCGGTTGGCGATCCCCTCCAGCTGCGCGATGGGGAAGCTCACCTCCGGAAAGTCCTCCGCCAACCGCTCGTTCACTTCAAGCTCGGTCTTGATGCTATCGAGCATTTCGAGAGCCGCCGCCTCGGTCGCGCCGATCAGCGTCACGAACTCCCGATGTCCATAAAGCATCGCCCACAGGCAGGCGGTTTCAGCGAGCGAACTCTTGCCCGAACCGCGCGGCATCGCCAAAGCGAACAGACCGCCCGACAACACCGCCGTCTCGATCTTGCCGATGGCTTTCAAGTGATCCGGCGACCAGTCGAGCGAGTAGGTTTCCGGGAAATAGGTCTCGCAAAAGAGGCGGAAGTTCCGCTCGCACTCCGCCTTGCGGCAGAGATCCACGACATCCGGCAGCGGCCCGATGTCGCGTCCGGCGAGCGACTGCTCCGCTTGCCTGGAACGTTCCGCATCGCGCCGCTCGTCATAGCTTCTGCCGCCAGGATCAGGCGCGGCATGTTTCCGATCATAGAGATACGCGATGTATTTCAGCAGATTGATGTTGCGAGCATTGTCGGCGGCGGCGATACGAAACCCCACCCGATTGAAGTCGCGGTAGATGCGCGACTGCTCCAGAACGAAACCGAGCGGGGTCGAATTCAGCAGCCGTGCCACTTCGATGGGGCGCATGCTATTCGGATTGATCATCGGAAGCCTCCTTCGCCAGCCATGCTGCATAGTTTATGAGATTGAAAGTGCCGTCTGGATTCACCGGCGCGCCAGCCTCGATGTCGGCGGCAAGCGGCTCCTCGGAGACCGACCGGCATCCGACCTGCTTCAGCAACCTAACCAGCATATCCGAGGTTAATGCGGTGAGTTTCAGGGGATTATCCATATATTTCGCCTTTATGTTGAGATGTGGAGTGGATATGCCCCCGACTCCACGCTTATGTATGCCCAACCCAAACAAGGAGGTCAGAATGAGCAACCAGGTAAAAGTCGGAACCATCGCCACGGTCAAAGTCGGACGCAACGAAGTCACGGTCGAAATCATCGCCGTCACGGAACACGGCTGGATGGTGAAAAGCCAGTCCAGCGGAAAGGAGTTCGAAGCGAAGAAGCTCGAACGGATCGTCAGCGAACCGGTGGAGCCGATGCCGGAACCGGTAGCCTCCAAAGGAAAGCCGGAGAAGAACCTTTCGCTCCTGAACGCCGCCGCCAGAATCCTCGAAACCGAGTCGCCGCTCAACGTCAAGGAGCTGGTCGCCAAAGCGGCGGAACTCGGCCTCTGGATTCCGACCGCCGCCAAGACTCCGGAGCAGAGCCTTTACTCGGCAATCTTCCGCGAGATCGGCGGCAAAGAAACCCCGCGCTTCCGCAAAAGCGAATCGCGCAAGGGCTGCTTCGAATTGGTGAAGTGAGCGTCAGCGGACGGGCGGCGTTTGCGCCGCCCAATCGCATCCCTCGCCGTGGACGAACTCCGCCCAGCGGCGACGGATCACGTCGCAGTATTTCGGATCGAGTTCCATTGTCCGGCAGACACGCCCGGTCTGTTCGCAAGCGATGAGAGTACTGCCCGATCCGCCAAATGTGTCGAGCACGATCTCGCCGCGCTCCGAGCTGTTTTTCACGAGGTAGACCAGCATCTCGACCGGCTTCATGGTCGGGTGAACATCATTCTGCTTGGGTTTGTTAAATTCCAGAATATTGGTCTGGCAGCGGTCGGAATACCAACTATGCGCCGCACCGGGCTTCCAACCGTAGAGAATCGGCTCCGATCTATAATGATAGTCCAGCCGCCCCAGCACCAGCGAGTTTTTTACCCAATACAACGTCTCATGAACCGGCAGGTTCACATCCCGGCATGCCCCTCGGAAATTGTAGGATTCCGAATCCGAATGAAAAAAGTAGAATGCCGCGCCGGGCTTCATGAAGTCGGCATTGTTCTGATACGCCGCCCGAAGAAACTCCCGGAACTGCCCATCGCCCATGTCGTCATTCTGGATGGTCAGCCCGTTGCCGCCCTGGTAGGCGACGTTGTATGGCGCATCGTTCAAAGCGAGGTCGGCTCGGGCTTCGCCCATCAGCTTCGACACGTCCTCGGCGCTAGTCGCGTCACCGCACATCAAGAGATGGCTACCCAAGCGGTAGACTTCGCCACGCTTGCTGATTGGCTCCTCCGGCGCTTCGGGAACGGCATCGGGATCGGTCTCGCCAGCCATGACCGTATTCTCCATATCGCCGTTCAGGAGCTTGTCGAGTTCCTCGGTGTCGAAACCCAAGAGCGAAAGGTCGAAGTCCGCTTCCTGCAGTTCCCGGAGTTCGAACGGCAGCAGTTCGTAGTTCCATTCCGCGATCTCGGCGGTCTTGTTGTCGGCGATGCGGTAGGCGCGAATCTGCTCCGGCGTGAGGTTGTCGGCGACATGCACCGGCACTTCTTCCAAACCGAGCAGCATGGCACTTTTTAGTCTTGTGTGACCACAGATTACAACATGGTCTTTATCCACGACAATCGGCGCTCGCCAACCGAACTCTTTGATGGAATTGGCGACCGCCTCCACCGCGCCGTCGTTGATGCGCGGGTTCTTGTCGTAAGGGCGGATGTCCGTGATTTTCATATTGGTGATTTTCATAGAAGCAACATTCCTTTTGTTGGGGTAAATTTGCGTTACGGGGCGCGCTGTCGCGAGGCGTCGCCGGGGTCGGTTTTCCGCCCCATCCGGCAAAGCCGCAACATATTGCGCCACAGGGCATAGTATTTTTTTAGCGTCTGCAAGCAAGTGTGCTTATAACGCCGAGTCCTTCCCGCGCCCTCTCCGAGATAGGCCCCCAGGGGGGAACCGCTCGAGGCCGAGGAAGCCTGATCTCTCCTGCCACGACGCGATTTGAACGGCTTCCCGTCGGCCACAACGCGCGACGTTGCGGAGGCAGCGTCATTGCTTAGCCTGACAACATCGCGCGACAGGACGCGTCCCTGCGCATTGCCGGAAAGCAGTGGTCAGCGACCTTTCCATAGGAGGCGGCAATGAAAAACCGCATTCGGATCGCACGCGCGATATACACGCAAAACAGCCATTTTTACTACATACCCATATACTCTCTCCTAACTATATATATTTAATGATATATATTTTATTATTAGATATTTAGACGTTCGGAAAAAGGTTCGGAAAAGGTTCGGAACTTCGGACTCTTTTTCTTTCCATGTTTGGAGAATCCGCAAATTTCCGAACGGCTCACATAACCTTTTTCCGTACCTTCGCGAGGTGCGGCGGCGGATAGAGCACCTTGAACCGATTACCCTCGAAATTGACCCATTGCCGCTCGCACAGTTCCAGCAGCAGATCTTGCCGCTGCTTTGCGGTGGTCCCGCTGCCGCTTGCCTTGCGCGATATCTCGCTTACCAGGAGGCCGCTGCCCCGGTCGTGGTCGCGGACGATCTCGAACAGCCGCTTCAGACGATGCTCGACCTCGCGGGAGTTGCCGACATCCTCGCTCACGCCGGTCAGCATCTGCTCCGCTTGATTGAAGAACCAGAGGACCATCAGCCGCGCCCGTTCACGGGCGTTGTCGGTGATGACGACGCTTTCGCCCTGCGTCTTGACGGAGTGGGTGACGGAGAGCATGACCATGAAACGAGGATAATACTCGTTGCAGAGCCGTCGCCACGAAGGGTTCAGCTTCGGGTCGCAGTTGCCGAGGAACATCTGCTGAAGGCTGTCGGAATAGTCCTCCTCCAGCTCGACGACTCCGCGCTTCCGCAGGAACACCTCGACGATCACCCGCATCTCCTCCATCATCTTGCGGCTGTCGAATTTCGCCGGGTTGCCGTAATGCTCCATCATCTTGACGAAGAGGAAGCGACCGAGGAATCCGGTGTATATGTCCTGCAACCTCACCATCTGATCGAACACGTTCGGCTGGATGTTCGCTATGATGTTCGGGCAGCAGTAGTCGACCCGGCGGCTCGAACCGCCGCGCCCCCGGTCGGAGAAGCTCTGGTTGTAGTAGCCTTGCCCGAACGCCTCGGTGAGGAAGCCGGTCGCCTTGTT